CGTCGGGTCGGATAATTTTGCCTGCCATTAGTGCCTCCGTAGTAGGGATAGAAGGTGACGCTAGAGAACTTACACGATCGGTGTGACGAAAGTGTGGATTACCTTTTTCCAAGCCTGCACAATGAGTCGAGGGTTTTGGGCGAACGTCGGCGAGACCTCTACATGGATCCAGTATCCGCCAGGGCCTCCGTTGTTTTCGGCGTCCCATTCTTTCCAGCCTGGCTTTCCGTCACGGTTGCAGCGGAAACCGCGTCCGTGTGTTTTCCAGACGTACTGATGGATCTCCTCGATGCCGAGGGCGACGTGATTGTCGGCGAGCCAGTCACAGATTTCGGTAACAAGTTCTTGCTGGGATTGTTTATAGCCAGCGTCAAAAGCGCGTCCTGTGCCGTGTACTGAGAGCATGGTTGATCCGCGCATCGGTCGGTAGGCGTAGATGCCAAGGTTTTTGAAGCCCCATTTAGTGCCGAGAATGTCTAGGAGTTTGTGCGCTCCAGGAGTGGCTTTGCCTGTTGCGCTGGCGTCTTTGTTGCCTGTGTACGGCATCGCGTTAGATTTTGGAGCTGCTTTAGGCGTTGTCATCTTTTTTTTCTTTCGGCTTGTCTTTGAGACCGTTGCCAGCGAGTAGCCCGATAAGTCCGCCCGAAAGGGTGAGGAGCATCGAGGAAAGGATGTTGATCTGCTGGGCGTCAAGTTCCGCCATTGTCGCAGGCTGTGAAACAAATAGCAGTCCGTACAAAATTGTGAACACGGAGCCGACGAAAGAAAGCGTCAACCCACACGCGACGATCATGACGATCCGCGCTTTAATCTCTTCGTTAGTGAGTCTGTTCTCGGGTTTCTTTAGCATTTGCCACCTGTCCCATATTGTGGAGTTTCTGTCGTTGTTGTTGTCTCAAAGACGGTCGCGCTGAGTGCTTTGTTCTTTGTGCGCGGTTCACAGTTGAGGCGCACGCGGTCTCCGCACGCTATGAGCAGACTGCCGATAAGCACAGCCACAAAACTAATCCGCCAAATCATTTTTTTACCTGTACCCATAAACTTGCAAAGTGCCCGTAAACGTGTTTGCTGCTGTAATAGTTAGCCCTGTGAATTGGCTGCTGTCGCTTTGTTGCGCAAAGTTAGCTGCGGTAAAACTTGAAGTTGAGCCAAACCCAGCGTATTGACCAGTAATCACAGTTGCTCTGGCAAGGTTCGGCGCGTAAATGTCGTAGCTAAACACTGAGCCAGCCGCACCATTTGACCCGATTACAAAGTTGGCTACACCGGCGTTATATGCCCGTGTTGGGCCTGCTGCGTTACTGTTGAAAATGATGCTGTTTGTGTAGTTGGCTGTTGTCGGTGTTGCGCCTACAAGAAACTGACAGGTCATGTCTCCTGACGCTGCAATTCCGCCAGTCCCGTTAAACACAAGCCGATAATTTGCAAATAAATTACTAAAGCAACCTGATGCGGTAAGAGTTGTTGCTGCCGCGTTTGTAAATGTTCCTATTGACACAAGCGCGCTGTTTGCTTGCAGAGTTGTCATTTGGGCTGCGGTAAGTATTTGTCCTGAGGTAAAGGTCTGGTCTGCCATGTTGTCGTTTCCTTTCTAGAAACTGAGAAGGTTGTTGTCCAACGTCCCGAAAATGCTGTCGTTTAAAGTTAAATATTGGTTGCCGTCTGTGCTCTCAAAAGTGTAGGAAACAATATGAGAGCCTGGTGTGATGCTATGCGAGACGCCTGAGACAATTAAGGTCTGTGTTTCGGTTGCTGGTGTGCCAACCACAAAGTTTTTTACAACTGTGCAAACGCTTGTTAAATCAAGCCCAAGCAGAATGTTTTGATTTGTGACAGATAGCGCGGCCATTTGTGTGGATAACCCAGTAAAGCGCAAAACGGGGTTTTGGTATTTACCGAGTAAATAGTTGCCAAGTCCTGCAACCTCGCTGGTAGTGCTGTTAAGCAAGTCGGTTAACGCGTATTGCTGGGACTGGTAAAGCGCAATGCTTGCCGCGTTGCTAGTGGTTTGTGCTGCTCCAGCTGGTGACTGCGTGACAATGTAGTTGTAAAGCAGCTCGTCACCATATTGGTTTACTAACGTCTGATATGGGAGTCCTGTGCCATCGGTGTTAAAAGTTGCGCCAGCAACAGGGTTCAAAACACTAGACCTTCCCTTAAAGGTTAAAGTCCCAGACGCGCTCATGAATAAATAGCCCTGCTCGCTTGTGTTTACAAGCTGCAAATAGTTTAGGCAGTTTGTGTCCTGGCTTATAGCAAAAGCGCCTAGCGTTGAGCTCCCAGTGTCGATAGACCGAGCGCCCTGATAGTTAATTTCTGCAAGGTCTAAAATTGTGTTAATTCGTGTTCCAGTCGCTTCAGCTGATGGCGTAACTGCATTAAGAGATTGGTTAGCCAACACTGTGAATTGGTCGGCGCATGACGCATACATCATGTCTTGATTGCTGATGTCGTAGTCAAGGTTCCAGTCAGTAATAAGACCTGTGTAAATCGGTACGCCGTTTGCAAGTATTCGCACAGGACAACGTGGCAACACAAACGGGTAATAAGGGCTTGATGTGTTGCGTGGGTTTAATAATTGATTGGCGTTGTCGAAAGCAATGGTGGCTGTGCCAGCGTTGAATTGATCTAATTGTCGTGAACGCCCACGAGTAATATTGACCGATTCAACAATGTTAGTCAGATCAACAAAAGTTAGACCGCCTAATGTGCCTCGGCCTGCGGTGTCCAACACACCATAAAAAGAATCGTTTAACATGAATGGCGTGCCGAAGCCGGTTGTGCTTTGAAAGCCAACTAACACTTGCATTATTGGTGCACTCATGCTGGAGCAAAAACCGTTCCGCTGCGGCGTTGTGCGCGTTGTATTGCTTCAATTATTTGTTGACCTATCTGGTCAGGAGTGCTAACTAAGCCAGCGTTCACAGTGATATTCATGCCCATGTTAGGGACGTTGTTGCCTGTAAGCGGAATAACTGCCTCTCTACCGCGCTCGCCGAGAATTGCCAAAGTCGGGCCTGTGACGATGCCACCTTCAGCAAGCATTGGGATCCGAGGTATGTCTGGAGGGTTGATCGTTAATTTGGGCCCTGGGCCTGGAGGGTCAATAGTGAACTCGAGCAGCTTGTTAATACGGTCGATGATCTGAGTGTTTACGACTGAGATAATGCCGTTTGCAAATGCTTTGCCGATCTCTAGACCAAACTTGCCAAGATCTGAAAACGCTTCAAGAACAGCAGTAACCAGAGACCTTGCCAACTCAAGCGCGAAACCTGCAAGCCCTTTGATTAAATCGGGCCCGATATCTACAAGCCATTTCAAGAGAGCGACTGAGAGCTTTGCTGTGGCTTTGATTAAGAGCGGTATGCCGTCATTGACGATCCATTTAATCATGTCGCCTATGAACTTGCCGAGAGCGGTGAGGGCTTCTGGCCCTGACTCTTTGATCCAGGCTGTGAGCTTGTCTTTAAGTAGGGCTAGTTTTTCGCCAAGTAAAGGTAAGCCTTCATCGACGATCCAATTGCCCATTTTGACTAGCAGGTTCTTGAGTGCTTCCAAAGCGATCGGGATGCCTTCTTTAAGTTTGTCGCCGAGCAACTTGAGAACTCCGCCAAGACCTTTTTCGTCAAACACTTTAGAGACAGTCTCAAAGGCTGGAATGAGAGTCTTGGTTGCAAAGCCGACGATCTTTTCAAACGCTGGGAGGAGCGCTGTGCCGAGTGTTTCGGATGCCTCACCAAAAGCGTTTTTGAGTCTGTCAAAACGTCCTACCGCGCTGTTTGATAATGCTTCCTGGCTTCCTCCGAAAGTGTCGTTTACTGCTTCCATTGCGCCAGCGAAGTCTTTTGACTTAATGATGCTTGCATCGAGTGGGACGCCGAGCTTTTTTAACGCGCCCATCTGACCTAGGAAGCCTTTTGCCAATGCGGAAGTAGTTGCCTCAAGCGGCTTGCCCGTCGCTGCACTAATATCCATAGCGCTTTTGAGCAGGTCAAAGGCTTTCGTAGAGCTTCCCGTGGCTCTGACAAGTGTGCCGAGACCGTTTCTGAGGTCGTCGTCCGCCACTCCTGTAGCGAGGGTCATTGAAGAAATGAGATCCTCAATAGAAGAGATCTGATCGTCGGTTGCGCCTGAAGAGTTCTTGAGAGTCTTGGCTAGGACTGCCTGTCCTTGAGCATCTTCTGCAGCTGCTTTGACTGACGCCCCGAGACCTGCTGCTATTGCTGCTCCGCCAATGGCTGCGAACTTGGCGACGTTCTTAAATACTTTCGTGGCTGAACCGCCGAAACCTCCGATCGCTGAGTTAGCGAGGTCGATGCCTTTGCCGTTGAAGTCGGTAATGATCGGGATGTTGATAGCCATTAGCGCATTTCCTTGTCAACTTTGTCCATGAC